TAATTAAAAGTATCTTATAAATTACTTAAATTAAGCATAAAAATTAATTAAGTCATCACCTTTGATTTCATAATCTTGACATTTTTTAATATTTATTTTTTCTAAGTATAATTTTTCTAAAGATATGGCAGTTTTAATTTTTTTATCTGCGGCAAAAAGCATTGTATTAGATTTATTTAATTTATCTTGAAGTTTTTTATTTTCATTTTTTAATTTGGATAATGATTGTTCATAGCTAAAAAGTAAATCATCTTGAGATTTATATTTTCTTAGTGATTGAAGTTCAATATTTTGAGAATTGATAATATTTTTTAATTCAGATATAATTAATTCTTTTTTTTCAAATAGTAATTCTATTTTGGACCAGTTATCTTTAGTTACTTTAATGTATTTATCGAACATTTTGTATCCTTATGTTTTATGTAATATTATACCACAAGGATGCTTATAATGAGCTTAAAGTAATTTATCAATTTCAGGAATAATGGCTTGAATGAGAGTCATTTTTTCAAATTCATGTAAAGAATTTGGATTAATTTTTCTTATTATGTTACCATTTACTTTTTTCATTAATTTTAGGTCTGGAAGAGTTACTAAGCTTGGAAAAAGTTTATTTTCTTTATCATTAATTTCTTCTTTGATAAGTTCTTGTTTTATAAGAATAGCATATCCTTTGTAATTGGCAATTTGTTCTCTGAGATTATTATTATTACCATAGTAAAACTTTGATTTTTTGAGAATATAAAGGCCTGGAATACCTTGTAATTCTAATTTTTCTTTAGCTTTTTTATTCATAATATCTGTTAATTGTTCTGCTGAGCTAGCATCTTCAAGACTCATTTCCATTGGTTTTTTATCTGTATTTTCTGTCATTATATTTCCTTTTCTTTATTCTATCTAAATATTACTTAACAACCTATCCAAAATCGCCAAATGGGTTATTATCTTTGGTTGTATCTCTTATTGGTTTTTTTCTTGGTTCTGCAGGATATAAATTTTCATCTGCAGGTATTACTGTTTGAGATTTATCTGTGATATTTTGTTCTTGAACTGTATCATCACTAAATATTGCTTCTAAATTTCCAAAGTCATTATAAACAGCATTATCAGATATAGTAATATCTTGTGCTGAAGTAACATCATCATGATTGTATATATAAGATTTGGCTGTTAATTTATATATATTTTTATGTCTATCCGTAGTGAAAGCATTATTATTACCAAATGTATCACTTTGTAATTTCATATCTGTAACTTCTAATAGTTTATTATTAGGAAGTTTAATGATATTTCCGTGAGGTAAATTACCAATAGTGACAGTACCTGTTCTATTTACTATTTCCGGATGAACACGTTCCATATCTGTTCTTGATATATAAAATGACATAGTATCTAAGCTCTGTAAACCAAATTTTGAATATAAATCCCCATCACCACCAAATGTCTCAGTTTCTTCTGGTTGAGCATAAAATTCAAAAGTGCTAGTATTATCTATTTTGATACTCTGATGTTCACCAAATATCTTATCTTGCTGTACTTTTTCTGTAATGATATATGTAATCTTCACACCATATAAATTTATTAGTTCTTCTGTAGTACTCCTAAATAAGAGATATTCATTGTCATGATCTGTTGTATCCTCAAGATTAAAATTAAATCCCATTATATTCCTCCTTTAGATTACTATTGTTTGTTTTCTGGTTCTAAAGATTCATCTTTTTCTTCAGATGAATTAATAGCTTCTTCACTTTTATATATAGATTTTATAGCATCGAGTAATGGGTTTAATTTATTATTATCCATATCTATATTTCTGCCGTATTCTATAAGAGTATTAATATCTTCTATAACTCTTTTTACTATTGTTTTATAGTTATTTTCTTTCTTTTTGGCTTCATTGAATTCTTTGAAATTTTTCATAAATGACCTCTTTTATATTTATTTATATTTTGTCTCTTATCAACCAATACATTCCGATATATTTTTTCATTTTATTATCGATAGTGTATTTAATAGAGGATTTTGAATTAAATAATTCTATGTAATGAATTATGTCAGATGGATTTTTAAAATTGTATTCTTTGTCATTTCTTAATTTTACGAACTGATATGCATATGTCATTTTTTCTTGTGATGACCCATAGACAAATTCACTATAAATTTTATCATATTCTTTTTCATCTTCACTTGATTTTATGTTTTTACCCAAATTATTTATTTTTCTAATTAATGTAAGACTTTGTTCTAAATATTTTCCATTTGATTTTTTATTTTGAATTCTATGAATACTTTCATGTCCTATCATGGCTTGAAGTTCATCTTTGGTATTTGTATAATTAAAAGTAATATGTATTTTATCATTTATTGCATCATAACCTCCTTGAAGGTCATCACCTAAGGTGAATTCAATATCAGGAAATTTATTTTGAAGATAATTAATGTCAACTTTGTTTACTTTAATATTTTCAGGTCTAATAATTGCTTCTGCCATGGCAATATCTAAACCATAGAATTTATTATTGTAATCTAGGTCAATAAATTCTTTAAATTTCACTAATATCCTCTTTTAACATTCATTAGTTGCCATCCTTGTTTTAGGACAGTAATTTGATGTTTATTTTGGTTATATGAAAATAAAATTTCTTTGTTAATACCGTATAAATCAATTTTTTTATCTGTTGAAATTAAAGTATATTTATCTTTGAATTTTTCAAAGTCTGAATCTTTAATAGTATAAATAAGGCCTTCTGTAAGAGCAAACTCTCTGAATGTTTTCATGATGTATCTCCTTTTTATTTTATTTATACTAATGATTTATGTCTTGGTTCCAAACATCCATGGCCGAAGGACCAAAACCATCATTATCCCAAATGCCTTCTGTGAAAGGAGAATTATTAATATCATCATCTGGAGCAAAACCTAAATCAAGGAATTCTGCTGTATCTTGTTCTAATTCTTCTATTTCTTTATTTTTCTTTTCAATGATATCCATAAAACCTTTGAAATTATCCCAATTTTTAATATCAAAAAATGGTGCAAATACAAGAGAAAGGGACATTATTAGGTCATCATGATATCCTTCTTCTGCACTAAATGTACCATTTTTCTTTTCAATGAAATTGAATAATTCATCAAGGGTATGTTTATCATTTATTATAAGCATATTTTGTTCAATAAATTTTTTAAGGAAAGATGTCATCATTTTCTTTGTTTTGGATGTAGTTCTTATACCAAGAATATTTTTAAAACCTTTTCCATTAGATTTTCTTTCTCTGAAAATGTCTCCTTCATATTCCAGTTGATCATGTAATATATTAATAAGGCTAGCTTCGACATTATTTTCTTGAACAACCATAGCATTATTATAATATGTTCCTAGGTCATATACTCTACTAGGTATAATAAAAAATGATTCTTTAAGATTTGCTGCAGCTACTTGTTTGAATGGAATAGAAGTAACATCTATAACATGTAAACCAATTCTATCAATACCATCTTGTTTAGGGTCTGAAGTTAGAATATAATGATGATTTTCTAATGGTTCTTCAAATATTCTTAAACCTTCAAAAAGAGAATTGAAAATTATATCATCATCTTGCATAAAATCAATATTTTTAAGGGTGGTGCCATTGATAAGTGTAGAAGATGAGCCCAAGAATTCATTACCAAAGTTTTGGTTCCAAAATAATTGTCCATTTTTTGCTATTTGTTCTTTCATAAAAACTTCAGGTTCCTTTAAAGAACCATCCTTATTCCAACGAGGAACTTCTTTCCATGATGCTTCTGCTATTTTATAACCATTAATGCCCTTACGAGCACCTTCTACAAGATGATACCAATGATTTAGGCCACCAGCTGTACTTGAAAGTATGGTTTGTTTATTTGCCAATGCTTCTTGTGCAGGAAATATTGCATCACTAAATTCTTCCCAGATAGTGGGTCTAATAAAAGCAGTTTCGTCACAGTTATGAGAATCTATATTACTACAAATATAAGATGAATTATCTTCAACATTTATTGGGTCATAAAATATTTCTTCATTGATTGATTTTATAATTTTAATACTTGAAATTATTTTATTTGAAATTATATCTTTTTCTTTTAATTTAAGAACATTTATATATATACTATCTTTGAGAACTTTATGGTCTTTTGAACATTTGAATGATGTGCCATCAATAAAATTTAATTCGACATATTCTTTATTTTTAGATTGAAGTAAACCATTGAAATTTTTAAAACCATCTTTAGTAAGTATTTTATATTTATTATTTTTTAATTTTATGTTTAATTCTTTAAGAGTAATAATATTAATTTCTTGAGTTATTTTATTTTTGACAGTAACGGTTTCATTTTCATGTGAACAATATAAGATATGAATAGAGTAACCCCTGAAAGAGTCACCATTGGTTGCTGCAGTCATAATTTTAGTACCATTATCAAATTCTATAGATTGTTTATTCCACGAAATAAGACCTGGTTGTAGCCATATTGGTAATTCAATATATATTTTTTTAATTTTATCAAGAACTTCAGCTGCAAGTTTTAGAACATTTGCGGCAATACCAATATTAATATTAGGTGTGGTAATTGCTTTCCATAGTAAATATATACTAATAGAAATTGAATTATGACTCAAAATGTCATTAGTATAATATGTGTGTTCTTCTGAGTCTATAGATAGGTCATACATATTTTCAGAATAATCTAATTTTTCTATAGATATAACTTTTTTATTACCTTTTTTGGTTCTTATATAAGAATTTAATGAGTCTTTGGCATATATTTCATCATAATTATCTTTAATTAATATATGTGTATCGGCACATTTCAGAGATAAATTATCTTCAAGTATAATTTCATAAATAATATACTCTATAGTTTTATTTGAAGAAATAATAGGTTTAAATCCGTTTTCAGTTTCTACATTCCATCCATTTAGTGAGACTTCTTCTATAAATTTATGATTGTGTTTATCTGATAATTTCATATTTTGTCCTTATGTTCAAGTAAGGTAATTATTCTTAATATATAATTATCTTCAATATTATCTATTATAAATTTTTTAATCCAAGAGGCTTTATAAGGAAAAGAAAGATTATTAACCACTTCAAAAAGTTCTGTTATTTTTTCTTCTTGAATTTTTGTTAATTTGACATCTTTAAAAGATTTGTTGGATAACATTTTTTCAACAGTCATAAAATTTCTTTCTTGTTTTTTGATATTTTTACTATATTTTTCAATTTTTTCAATATTGTGTACACTTTCTACGGTTAGTTTCATATAAATATCACCTTTGTTGATATTTATGAATGTAGATTTTTCCGAACATTTCCCACTTTGTCGAGGCCAGAATGCAAGAACATCATCACCTGTAATTAATTCAGCTTCCAATCTTTTTTGATAATCGCGAGGTTCAGGCCTGCTTATTCCTTTTTTAGATACAATTTTACAATAATTTCTTCTAAAATAATAAAAGTCATTTTGACAGGCTATAATTTCTTGTTGTTGATATTTATTCAGTTTTAGTTTGGTATAAGGTTTTTTTAATTGTCTTATACCATTGAAAGATATAGGTTGTTCAAATGCATCAAGACTATATCCTTCCTGATTTTTTGGTGTATCTATTTCTGTAAGAAATTTATCTTTTACTTCATTACTAAGTTCAAGACCATTATTAGCCTCTTTTAGTTCATCAAATATACCTGTCATTAATATTCCTTTTTATACTTTTCTTAGTTGGAAATGTGGTAAATCAAAGAACTGACTATCACCAAAAAAGTCCATATCATTATCCCAATTTCCACCCCATGTTATAAGATGAGATATTTCACCATCATCATATAATTTTTGTGCTGTTGATTGAACCAAGCCAGCTAAATAATAAAAAGTTTTTGCACCATTTTCCGAAGTAAATGGGTTAAACCCTTTATAATATGGCATAATATCTATAGCATGAGATAATCCATCTCCTTTATCTTGATGTTCTGATACTTTAATAATACCATCAAGCTGAGATTTTCCATCCTTGAAGAGTTTTTGTTGTCTTTCTAAGCTTCTTATACCTTCAAGGACACTTATATCATGATATTTAATAACTTCATTCATTATTTTAATAATATCGGGGTGACATGTATTTAATCTCTCAGTACTTGTTTTTCCAAAACTGTACATTATATCTCCTTTTATTTTGGGTCTGGCATATTCATAGCAAGATTATCTGCTACTTTTAACATTTTTAACTGTCTATCACCACTTAAAACATGAACTATACTATCTTTTACATTTTTAATTGCATTATAAAATACCTTTAATTTATCAACTGCTCCTGATGCAGCATGTTTAATATTTGCCATTAAATCCCACCCTGTTACTGCATCAATAAAATGAATAGGTCCTGTTACAACATGTAATGTTGCCATATCAAGTTTTAATAGAAAATCAACAAGTTCTGCTTTATCAAATTTATCTGCAATTTTTTTAACTTCTTCTTTATCGTTTTTAATTGCAGCCAAAATAATTTTACCAGCTCCTTTTGAAAATTGAAGAATGTAATCAATAATTCCATTACCTTTATGAAGTTTCATACCAACTTTCTCTAACCAGTTATTAACTCCTTCTGTAATATCTTCTTTTTGTGATTCTGTTAAATTATCTATATCATAAGACTCATTAATCATGTCTTCATTCTCTGAAAGATAAATTAATAACGCAATTTTATCTTCCATATCCTCTGTTAGTTTTATTTCTTTCTTAAATTCTTTAAATGTTTTCATTAAAATCTCCTTTTTTAATTATTTATCTATTTTTGATTCTGATGAATCTTCTGGATTCTCTTTTGTGTCATTATTATCTGCAGTATCTTCTGGTTTTATATCTTTAGTATCATCTGCAGGTTCTTCATCTGGTTCTTCTGGGACATAATCTACATCATTTTTGGCTTTGGAGATGAAATTTTGAATATTCATTGTTAATGCATCTAGGTCATCTTGAAACTTTAGTACATCTTGTCTATAAGGATTATTTTCTCTCATAATAGATATAACAGGAAGAAATGAAATAGCGACTAGATTTGATTGTGTTTCTCTGAGGGTTTGAAGTGCTTCAAAACGCATATCTTCATTGATAGGTTTAAAGTGTTCATTTATTAGATTATTTGTAGTCATAAAATAACTCCTTTTTAGAGTTATTTATAATATTTTTGGAGGGGGAATGGAGTTAGTTATAAAACTTTAATTTGAGAATACCTTTCATTCCTTTATGAATATTATTAAGTATCATATTTTTTATTTTTTCATAAGGAATATTAATTTTTCTAAGGTCATTAGTATCTTTGAATTTATCAGAGCCTGGTGGCCATATAAAGACACTATAACCTTCATGTAAATATTTCAATGATTGTTCTTTGGATTTTTCATCACAATTTTGGTTATCAAGGCAAATAACTGGATATTTTAATTCTTTTAGTCTATCTTCAGAGAGGTTTGCTCCCAATGCTGCAATAGAGTTTTCTAATCCTGAACTCAAACGGTCATAAACAGATTCAAATATATATACTGGTTTATCTTTATCTATGAAATCCCAATTTTCAACTTTAAATCCTGTATTGCCTGTTACCATATATATGAAAAATCTTTTTTCTTTCCATGCAAGTGCTTGAAAACCATACCATAAATCATTCATTAGGAAAGGAACTATAATATAATCCGATAGGATAATATCTGTATTATTAAATTTTATTTTGTTATTCAGTGGTGAATATAACCAAAATTTTTGAACATCAATACCTCTATTTTCAATATATTTTCTAGCTTCTAAAGGAATATCATAAAGATTATTTGGTTGTTTTACTAGAAATGGGCCATTTTCTGATAATTTAATTGGCAAATCTTCTTTTGGTTTTTTAAGTATAGAATTAGAAAATAAATCTAATCCTGTATTAATAGAATTTAATTCTGTAAGAGAAACAGGTGTATCACCATCAATAAAATCATTATGAATATCTTTATTTGATGGTTCTGACTTTGTTTCAAATGACATACCTGTATTAATATTTGTTAAATCTTGTTCAATAGTATTATGTTCTGTTTCTTTGATGGTATTCATTTTGAGTTCTTGAAAGGCCATACCAGATTTAGCTTTTCTATATGATGTAAATTCAAATGGGAAAAATTCTTTTAGATAACCATACATATTAGATGAATATTCACAATTAAAACATTTAATTGATGGTGTATCATAACCAGGTTTCATATATAGGTGAAGTCTATGTTTTCTGCCCCATGACCTACCTTCTCTACAAACAGGACATGAAACTGATATATCATTTTCTGATATATTACCTATTTCTTCATGTACTTGTAAAAAATATTGTTCATCTATTTGGTCCATATTTATCCTTAATTAGACATTTGTAAGCATGTATTTTATTGCATTCATACCATCTTTTTCATTAT